AAGCACACAGTTCACCACCGACCGTATTGCGGTTGGAGCAAGAATAGGATTTGGAACAACCGATCCAACCGCAGTCACTACATGGTACGAGATCACGGCGATTGCAAGCGATACTTCCCTCACAATCAGCGCACCCGTTACCTTGAGTGCGGGAACCTCATATGTCATAGAAGAGATTCGTCTTGCAGTTGCCTGCACCAATGTAACTCTTCTAAACGGCGGTGTTCATCTCATCAAGGGATTGAACTACAACACATTCACTAGCGGTGGAACAACGATTCCAGAGGCGACAACAGTTGACAATATTCGTGCTTCTTATCTGCTTACAGATGGAGTTGGAAGTCTTGGAACCGCTACTGCTACGGTAACATATAGCACGACAAATATATTGAGTTTGTCTAATCACGGATTAAATGTTGGTGATCCTGTTCAGTTTACAACAACAGGCACTCTACCAACAGGTTTATCTTTGGCAACAACTTACTATGTCATTGCTACCAATCTTGGAACCAATCAGTTTTCTGTCTCTACCACACTAAACGGTTCGACGCAATCTATTACTGCTGCGGGTTCGGGAACTCATACGGTGATGTCCGCGAGTCGTTTTGTTGCAGCGACTATAGCAGTAGATGATGATGGTCGTAGTGCTACATCTCACGACCTATATCTTGTAAATGCCACCACCGTAGCAGCAAACGCAATAATCGTCAAATACAACATGAGAGCGGCATTGACTGTTGGTGCGCTTACAAACGGTCCTGCAAGCGGAACAAGCGTGAGTGCATTTGTACATAAAACAGGATCAGTTGCCACAACAGGAACCATTTCACAAGTCAATGGTGGAAGAATATTTACCGTAAATCATGGTGGTGCATCTGGTGTCAAGAGTCTTTACTTTACAACAACAACAAGAATCCATCGTTGTCCTGTTGCTAACCTGACAAATGGAAGCACATCATGGTTAGCAGATTCAATGGTTGAAGTTTCACCGGGTGGTTCGACAACATATACTACACTTTCAACAATGTCCCAAGTAGATTACTCTTCTACCATTGACCGTTTATTCATAACAAATACAGGAGGTAGACTTGGAACTTATGTTACTCCATATGTAACAGCAGGAGAGCAGTTTGAAAAGTATGTTGGCGCAAACTTGTCGAGATTGAAGTTGACAACGACTCCCTCTGGAGCGAGCGATGGTTTATTTCCTCAAGCATCTTTAACTATTTGGACTGAAGATGGTTGGATGTTTGCTATTCCGAACAGCACAACATCAGGACAAAACTGGTTGTATGTATTTCCGTTCGGTGTAGATGCCTATTATCATTCTACAAGTGGTCAAGGTGTCATAACACCAAAACTTGCAACACCAAATGCAACAAAACTCTACTCTGCCTATATTGACCATATGGAATACGGTGGAGATTATGGTCTTGGATTCCCTGTTGAATCTTATAAACTTTGGTATCGCACGACAGGAATAGATGACAATAGTGGTTCTTGGAATGAGGTTGGTGTTGGTGCTGATCTTACGGCAGTATCACCATCAAGTTACATTCAGTTCAAGATTGCCTTTGATATCTTGGGTGAAATCTGCGTACCAACAAGAATATATTCCATATGCTGCACATATGAAGACAACTCTCAAGACTCGCACTACCAACCATCTCTGACAAAATCTTCTGCCGCAAATAGACAGTTTGCATGGAAGCAAGTGAGTTCTTGGGGTGGAACAATTCCAAATCTACAGATTCGCCTATACAATGCCGCAACAGATTTCCTTGTTCTTGATGATACAGTAAATGCTTCCGCTTCGGGTGATTGGGAATACTCAACGGATGGAACGACATGGAATGCATGGAGTTCATCCGCAGATGCCATAGGAAACTATATTCGATACACAGCGGATACACTTCCAAACAACATCACCGTTAGAGCATTGCTAACACAGGTATAAAATGATTGATGATATTATCTTTCATAGCAACTACTTTTTCCTAGAACTTCCAATATACAGTTCGGGAACAATCTCTCGCATAGAAGCACAGAGTGAATACTTTGTTGTTAGATTGGCGTTGCCTGAGAGAATCAGCATATCATAATCATCGTACTTTTGCTTGACACAAGATACATACTGGTGTATATTACTCCATATCCAACAGGAGAACATAGTGAACTTTTACAGAATGCGATCAAATGCGATTGCGCCAACTCGCGCAACAAAGGGTTCTGCTTGCTACGATCTTTATGCTTGCATTGACCACCCAATCACACTAGGCCCAAACTCAAAGTATGCCATCCCCACGGGAATCATTCTTGAAATTCCCGAGGGTCATGTCGTGAAGGTATACGCAAGATCAAGCGTGGGTTTCAAGCGTGATCTAGTTCTTTGCAATTCAGTCGGAATAATCGACCACGATTACCGCAATGAACTCATGCTTCTTTTCAGAAATGTGGGTTACAATCCCGTGACAATTGAAGACGGAGAACGACTCGCACAAATGATGCTTGAGAAGGTTCTCTCATATGAAATGATTGAAGTCACCGAACAACCCAAGATGGTAGAATCTCGCTCGGGTGGAATCGGAAGTACAGGAGTTAGATAATGGCAGAAACATTTAGTAAGAAAGTCGCTATGATTAGCGGCGTTTGTGGTCAAGACGGTTCGTATTTGGCAGAACTCCTTCTAAAGAAAGGATACCTTGTAATCGGACTTAAACGAAGAACATCGCTTATCAATACAGATCGTATTGACCACTTGGTTCCAGTAGAGTCCAATAGATCATTTATCTTGGAGTACCACGATCTAAATGATTCTGTTTCTACATGGAGACTCATCAACAAGTATAAACCCGATGAGGTTTACAACCTTGCTGCACAGTCCCATGTTCGTGTATCATTTGATGTACCTGAAGACACCATCAACGGCATCACGATTGGTACTCTACATTTTCTAGAAGCGATCAGGAATATCGTACCACATTGCAAGTTCTATCAGGCATCCTCTTCCGAGATGTATGGCGACGCTCCATGCCCCGAGACAGGGTACACAGAACAATCTACGATGACTCCTGCCTCCCCATATGCGTGTGCCAAGTTATTCGCACACAATCTTGTTCGAAACTATAGACATTCATATGGACTCCGCGCATCTTCAGGTATTCTATTCAACCATGAGTCTCCACGCAGAGGAGAGACTTTCGTCACACGAAAGATCACAATCGCTGCTGCAAAGATCAAGTTGGGTCTTCAGAGAAAAATGTTCTTGGGCAACATGGATGCATATAGAGATTGGGGTTTTGCGGGTGATTATGTCGAGGCAATGTGGAAAATGCTTCAGCAAAAGAAAGCAGATGATTATGTAATCTCAACAGGAACCACGACATCGGTTCGCGACTTCCTTAACAAAGTATTTGATATCGCAGGTCTTGGCGATCCGATGAAGTATGTTGAGATTGATCCTAGACTCTACAGACCACATGAGGTTCCTTACCTTTTGGGTGACTCATCGAAGGCACAAAAGATTCTTGGATGGAAACCAAAGACAGACATTGACTCTCTCGCAGAGATGATGTATACTTCTGACTACGAGGCAGTTTCCAAAGGAGAAATAGTATGACGAGAGATGAACTACTACAGAGACACGAAAAGTTGTGCAAGGAAGCGCGTGATCTGATGAATCTCAAGAATAGAGATTACGCGGGAAATGAGGGCATCGAACCATTCGCAAACTTTACCCGAGTTGAAGCGATGGGTATTTGTTCCACAGAACAGGGATTTATGACACGAATCACCGACAAGATGAGTCGTCTTTCTTCATTCCTTCGTGCGGGTAAAATGTCCGTCAAGGATGAGAGTTTCAGAGACACCGTTGTTGATGTAATCAACTATATGGTTCTCCTTGAGTCGTATCTAGCAGACAAGGCACAAAAGTCTCAAACCAAGGGACAGTAAATGAGTTTCTACACAAGTGTAGCGACACACGGGAACCGTGTGCTATATCGCGGTTACAAGAACGGCGAGAGAGTACATGAAAGTGTGGATTACATTCCAACCCTCTTTGTCAATGCAACAGAGAAGACGCGATTCAAGACCTTGGACGGTAAGTATGTCGAACCGTTCAGGCCAGGTTCCATCCGAGATTGCAAAGACTTTATCGAAGAGTATGATGGAGTCGCGGGTTTCTCCATCTATGGAAACAGCGACTTTGTGTATCAGTTTATCGGTGATCTTTATCCCGAAGATGTTGAGTATGATACCACATCAATTCGTGTGGCATTTCTAGACATTGAAACCACCTGTGAGCAGGGGTTTCCTAATGTAGACAATCCAGTTGAGAAAATCATCGCCATCACCCTCAAGGTAGGAAACAGAGCGATCTGCTATGGTATCGGTGACTTTTCCATTGATGATGAAGGTGTGGAATGCAAGGTGTACACGGACGAGGAGACTCTTCTTCTAGACTTCCTTGAAGATTGGAAGCGTCTCGACCCTGATATTGTCACAGGATGGAATGTCAAGTTCTTCGACATTCCTTATCTCTACACTCGTATCACTAATCTAATGGGTGAGAAGGTCGCAAGGAAACTCTCCCCTTGGGCAAGTGTTCGCGAACACAAGGTTCACACCAAGCACGGTGAGCGTAGTGCATATGATCTCATCGGAGTGGCGACACTAGATTACCTCGACCTGTACAAGACATTTACATATGTCAATCAAGAGTCGTACAAGTTGGATCATATTGCATTGGTCGAACTTGGAGAAACTAAGTTGTCTTACGACGAGTACGATAGCATCTCCGACTTTTACACCAAGAACTTTCAGAAGTTCATGGAGTACAACTACAAGGATACCATCCTCATCGAAAAACTTGAGAACAAGATGAAACTATTGGAACTCGCCCTCGCTCTCGCGTTTACTGCGAAGGTGAACTTTGTCGATGTCTTCTCACAAGTTCGAACATGGGATCAAATCATTTATCATCATCTAAGAAACAAAGACATCGTTATCCCCCTAAAGAGGAGGAACAAGAGCAAGGACGAGCAAATCATTGGTGCATTTGTCAAGGAACCAATTGTCGGAAAGCATGATTGGGTTGTATCTTTTGACTTGAACAGTCTATACCCACATCTCATAATGCAATACAATATCAGTCCCGAGACAAAGATAAATGTATCAGACAATGATCGCTTTGGAATTGGGCCTGACAACATTCTCAAGAAGTATCCTAATAATTGGCAGAAGGCACACGCCAAACTTGAAAATCTCAAGGACAAGGGGTATGCGGTTGCCGCGAATGGGAGTTGTTATCGAAAGGATGTCGAAGGGTTTCTACCTGAACTCATGCGTCGAATGTATGATGAGCGCAAGATGTTCAAAAAGAAGATGATCGAAGCACAGAAGGCGAAGGAGAAGAATCCAAATGATAAATCCATCGACTTTGAAATCGCAAAGTATCACAACTTCCAACTAGTTCGTAAGATTCAATTGAACTCTGCCTATGGAGCAATCGCAAACCAATACTTCCGATATTATGATAGGGATATGGCAGAGGCGATTACCTGTTCAGGTCAATTGGCAATTCAATGGATTGCCAACCGACTCAATGAGTATCTAAATAAGACAGTTGGAACAGAGAACTATGACTATGTGGTTGCATCCGATACGGACAGCGTTTATCTCCGTCTCGGAAATCTTGTTGACAAAGTATCTCTTTCCTCCGCTCCCAAGCAAAAAGTGGTTGATTTCTTAGACAAGTCGGGAAAGGATATCATCATTCCCTTCATCAAGAAGCAGTTCACAGAACTAGCAGACCTAATGAATGCGTATGAGAACAAGATGGTGATGGAGCGGGAAGTCATCGCAGACAAGGGCATTTGGACTGCCAAGAAGCGGTATATGCTCAATGTGTATGATTCCGAAGGGGTTCGCTACACAACACCCAAGTTGAAGATCATGGGTATCGAAACTACCCGATCATCTACACCCAATATCGTCCGTTCGAAACTGAAAGATGCGATTCGCATCATTATGACGGGAACCGAAGATCAACTGATTGACTTCGTGACCTCCTTCAAGAAGGAGTTTAACGGTCTTGATGTATCCGAGATCGCGTTCCCTCGCGGTTGCAACAACCTGAATGACTATCGCGATCCCGTGTCCATTTGGAGGAAGTCCACACCAATCGCGGTGAAGGGTGCGTTGGTATACAATCATCTGCTCAAGAAGTGGAATCTCACGAACAAGTATGTCGAAATCCAAGAGGGCGACAAGATCAAGTTCGTGAACCTCAAGGTACAGAATCCATATGGGTGCAATGTCATTTCATTTCCCGGAGCAGTTCCGAAGGAGTTTGAACTTGAGAAGTATGTCGATGTGAACAAGCAGTTTGAGACTGCATTCCTTGAACCACTCAAGGTGATTCTTGGTCACATCGGTTGGCACTACGAAAGGAGGAATATGTTGTTCCTATGAAAACTGTAAACATTGATATTGACATGGACGATCTAGACCTTATCATCTCCATGTTGGACGGGGAGTCCAAGATGCGCGATGAGATGCTGATAGAGATAATCCGAGACGAGTTCAGCACGATGGCGGATGTCGAGAGTCTAAGAGAATCTAGAGATCGTCTCATTGTTCTTGAAAGAAAGTTGAAGGCAATCTATGCTAAACATAAGTGATCTAGTGGCAGCGAGTGGTAATGAACACGCATCCGTAGCGGATAGCGGTCTTGTGTCAGATATCCGTGGTTTCATCGACACGGGTTCGTATTGTTTTAATGCTCTTCTATCGGGAAGTTTATTCGGGGGGATGCCCGACAATAAGATCACCGCAATCGCGGGTGAGTCTGCAACGGGAAAGACATTCTTCTCTTTGGGAATTGTTCATAAATTTCTGAACGACAATCCTGATGCGGTAGTTCTGTATTTCGATTCCGAGCAAGCAATTACTTCACAGATGATCCGAGAGCGTGGCATCGACCCCAAGCGTATTGCCATCCTCCCCGTGTCAACCGTCGAGGAGTTCCGTCATCAAGCAATCCAAATCACAGACAAGTATCGTCAACAAAAGCAGTCTGAAAAGAAACCAATGATGATCGTACTTGATTCTCTTGGTATGCTTTCGACTGAAAAAGAGATGGCGGATACTGCGGAAGGCAAGACCACACGCGACATGACCCGCGCACAGGTCATCAAGGCAACCTTCCGTACTCTCACCCTGAAGTTGGGTCAGGCAGGAATCCCGATGCTTCTGACGAACCACACTTACGATGTCGTGGGTTCCATGTTCCCCACCAAGGAGATGGGTGGTGGTAGTGGTTTGAAGTATGCTGCATCAACGATCATCTATCTTTCGAAGAAGAAGGTGAAGGAAGGAACCGATGTCATCGGCAACATCATTCATTGCAAACTCTACAAGTCTAGAATGACCAAGGAGAATTCTATGGTTGATGTCATGCTAAGTTATGATAGTGGTCTTGACTCGCACTATGGTCTTGTGGAACTTGCAGTCGAAGCAGGAATCTTCGAAAAGATTGGCACACGCATTCAAGTTACAGATGGTTCCAAGGTATACGAGAAGCAAATCTATCGTGAACCCGAGAAGTTCTTCACGAAGGATGTGATGAAGAAAATTGACGAATGGGTTGGTAAGAAGTTCAAGTATGGTCAGGGTGACTCAACAGAAACAGAAATTCCAAATATGGTAGAGGAAGAGGAAAATGAATGAAGTTGAGAATCCTTGTCTTCGCGAGTATGACAAGGAACATTGTTGGCAGTACGACATCCGCATCAAGAACCTTGAGAGCGACCTCAAGGATGCGGGACTCACCAAGGAAGACATGGAAAATTTCAGAGTCACCGATTTTGAGTTCAGAGTTATCAAGAGTGAAACTGACAAGAGAGAAGCGATTGACTTCATCAAGAGACACGAATGGTTGGGTAATCTTTCTCAATACACCACCCATTGGTTCGGTGTGTACTACCATAATCCCAACCAAGGTATGCTAGGAAGAGACATCCTCGCGGGTGTTATCTTGATGAATCAACCAAACGCATTCTCAAAGTTACTAGGCGACGAGACTAAGGATATCGAAAGACTCATCAGCAGAGGTGCTTGCATCTCATGGAGTCCCAAGAATCTTGCGAGTGCATTCCTCATGTGGTGTGTTTCGTGGATGGTCAAGAATACCCAGTATAGATTGTTTACCGCATACTCTGATCCAACGGCGAAGGAGATTGGTACGATATACCAAGCGTGTAACTTTTATTATCTTGGTGCAAAGTCAGGCACGACCACGCGATATGTGAATCCATACACAGGAAAGATCGTATCAGATCGTTTCTTCAGGGTTCGTAGTGCATACAAGAAGTATGCACAGGAACTAGGAATTGAATGGGACAGATCATGGAACAACGATCAAAAGATGCTTTGGGAGAATATGCCAAGCGAGATCGAAAAGAAACTCAGAGATCATAGCAAACTAAAGCAATCTCAGGCAGAGCGAGTTGACTTTCCATCGAAACACAAGTATGCTATGGTGCTAGGAGCGACCAAGGCAGAGACAAAGACTCTTCGGAAGAAGTTCGAAGAAAGAAACAATATACTACCTTATCCCAAACAGAGGGGAAAATGATGACAGAAAAGTATCAGATAGTCGAGGGAAAAGAAACTGGAGAAGTTGCCATCAAACTTTTGGAGCATCCCTTTGAGGGGGTTGTCGTCAAGATCGGAAAAGTTGCGATCAACGAAAGAGGTGATGGGACAGCATCACTAGCATTCGACTATGACATCCTCAAGGGCAATCCCGAAGAACTTGGTGACGCAGACGAGTTCGGTAAAGTCATCGGTGACATTATCGTTGATATCCTAGAAAACCATTCAGACGAGATTTTGGAGAGCGATAATGGAAACGACGGAGAAGACAATTCTTCGCAACCTAACGCAGAATGAAGACTACTCAAGAAAGGTCATTCCTTTCCTTAAGGATGAATACTTCAAGAATCAGTCGGACAAGTTTATCTTCCTTCTCATCAAGGATCATATTACAAAGTACAATAGTCTCCCCACAGGGGAGGTGTTGCAAATCATGTTGGATGAAAAGTCCGATGTCAGCGAATTGCTGTACAAGGAATCAATTGAACTCATCCAAGATATCTCTATTGTAAAAGAAGGGATTGACATCAAGTGGTTGACCGATCTGACAGAGAACTTCTGCAAGGATCGTGCTATCTACAACGCCATCTTGGAGTCTATTCAGATCATTGATGGAAAGTCGAAGACTAAGACCAAGAATGCGCTACCACAGATTCTATCTGATGCTCTTTCGGTTTCATTTGACGAGCATATTGGTCACGACTATCAGGGAGATGCAGAAACCCGCTTTGACTTCTACCACAAGGTCGAGACTAGAATCCCGTTTGATCTAGAGTTCTTTAATCGAATCACCAACGGTGGAACTCCGAACAAGACTCTTAACATAATTCTTGCGGGAACAGGTGTAGGTAAGTCGCTGTTCATGTGTCACCATGCAGCAGCGTGTTATGCAGCGAACAAGAATGTCCTCTACATAACTTGTGAGATGGCAGAGGAGAGAATCGCGGAACGCATTGACGCGAATCTAATGGACATCACTCTTGATGATCTTAAGATTCTCCCAAAGGCATCTTATGATAAGAAAATCACGCGGGTCACGGAGAACATTCAATCTAGACTCATCATCAAGGAGTATCCTACTGCAACTGCCACCGTGCAGCATTTCAGAATCCTTCTTGAAGAGTTGAAGTTGAAGAAGAACTTTACACCCGACATCATCTTCATTGACTATCTAAACATCTGTGCGTCAAGTAGGTTCAAGGCAGGGGCAAATGTAAACTCATATACTCTAATCAAGGCAATCGCTGAAGAAATCAGAGGTCTTGCAGTCGAGTATAATGTTCCCGTCTTCTCTGCCACACAAACCAATCGCACAGGATTTTCAAGTAATGATGTGGGACTTGAGGATACATCCGAATCATTCGGACTTCCTGCAACAGCAGACTTCATGTTCGCATTGATTTCAACAGAAGAATTGGAAGAGAACGGAACCATACTTGTCAAGCAGTTGAAGAACAGGTATAATGATGTGTACGCCAACAAGAAGTTCGTGGTTGGCATCAATCGTGGAAAGATGAAATTGTCCGATGTGGACAACACCAATGTAAACCTTCAAGGAAGTAATCAAGAAGAAACAGATATTGGAGTAGGAGCAGGTTTTGATGGTCGTAACTTCGATGAGAAGTTTAAATCTAGTCGTGATAAACTAAGGCAACTAAAGGTATGAAGAACAGAGAATACAAGAAATTTTCGGATCGTCGCCCCGCCGAGAAGCGGTTCAATCTAAATCCCTCGTACATGAGTCCTGAGTGGATCGAAGAGTATCGTATGTGGTACGAAAACTGGCGCAGAGATTGTTGGAATGAGCGTTTCAATCAAATCAATAACCGCAATGACTACAATCAATGAATCTATATGTTGACAAAAAGTTTGTGAACTTTCTTTCGGGTTCACTTGAAAAGTTCGCATGGAAGAAGGAAAATCTTGCAAATTGCAGATGTCCTATCTGCGGAGACTCTCAATCAAATCCAAACAAATGTAGAGGATACTTCTTCGAAAAGGATGGTTCCTATTACTACAAATGTCATAACTGTGGAGTAAGTCTTTCTCTCTACTCTTTCATGGAGAAGGTTTCACCATCGTTGGTTGCGGAATACCAACTAGAAAGATACAAGTCAAATCAAGTAAAGAAACCAAAGCGACCGAAGATAAAGGCAACAGGTGTAGGTGATATGTTCGGACTCCTTAAAAAGAAATACAAGGAAACAGTCAACTCACAGTATCTTGTTCCTGTCGAATCTCTTGACAAGGATCATCCTGCGATGCAGTTTATAACGCGAAGAAAGATTCCAAGCGATAAGTTGTATCTTCTTCATTACACAGATGATTTTGGTTCTTTCTCAAGAGAGATGACAGGGCAACCCGTAGAAGGAAAGGAACCAAGAATCGTTCTGCCATTCTTTGACAGCGAGGGAAACATGGTGGCAGCGCAGGGTCGAGCGTTAATGCTTCGATCCGTGACGGGTTCGATTGATAGATCGACCGAACAAACAAGGAAACTACTCCGTTATATTACGATCAAGAGCAAGGACGCACCTGATCGTCTGTGGTTTGGTCAATGGAGAGCAAATCCTGACAAGAAGATTTATGTTGTAGAAGGCCCAATCGACAGTCTCTTTCTCGACAATTGTATTGCTATGGTTGGTGCATCAGGTTTCGATAACATTCCAAAGCATCTACAGAAGAGTGAAGGTGTCTATATTCTCGACAATGAACCAAGAAACAAGCACATTTGCGATCTCAACAAGAAGTTGATCGACGCTGGAAGAAATGTGTGCATCTGGCCTAGTGAGTTGAAGATCAAAGACATCAATGACATGGTGATCGCGGGGATGAGCGTCAAAGAGATCAAGAAGATCATCGACAGCAATACATTCAGCGGTCTTGAAGCACTATATCGTTTGAACGAATGGAGAAAGACATGATAGAGAAGTTAGATGTCTTGGACAAGGGATTCGTGAGGTACATCGACCACATGGGCAGCGATCTCATGGTGGTCAATGCAGCACGGGTTTCATTTGCCAAAGAAAGTTCTTGGGACGGTGAGCAGCATTGGACAGGTGCGATCATGGACAAGAAGTTGTCAGATCGTGATAAGAAACTCATCGCTTATCTTGCGAAGCACAACCATTGGACACCGTTCGCACATCCTCAGATTTGTCTACACATCAAAGCACCTATCTCCATCCGCACTCAACTCTTCAAGCACAAGGTCGGTTTTGTCGAAAACGAGGTGTCAAGACGGTATGTTAAGGATGCACCTGAAGTCTACATCCCGAAGTGGAGAGGTGCGCCCACCAACGGTGCGAAACAAGGTAGTTCTGATTTTATTGAAGGAACTACTTATATGGAAGAATGCTACTTGAATTCCGTTGAAGATGCGGTAGACTGCTACAACAATCTTCTTGAGAATGGAGTAGCACCCGAGCAAGCAAGATTTGTTCTTCCGCAAGGGACATACACCGAGTGGTGGTGGACAGGTTCCTTGGCATCCTATGCGCGTGTATACAAGTTGAGATCAGACCCACACGCACAATGGGAAGTCAGAGAATATGCAAAGATGATCGGGGAGATCATCGCCCCACTATTCCCTGAATCATGGAAGACATTGACTACATAAAGGACACTCTGAAGGACTACACATAACATGACAAATTTACCAACACTTTATCAGGATTTTATTCACCTCTCTCGTTACTCAAGATGGTTGCCCGAGAAGAACCGAAGAGAGACATGGAAGGAAACGGTTTCCCGTTACTTCGACTTCTTTGAGAAGCATCTTAAGGAAAAGCACAACTATACTGTCACAAAGAAGGAACGAGAAGAACTTGAAAATGCAGTTCTTAATCTTGATGTCATGCCCAGTATGAGAGCGTTGATGACCGCAGGGCCCGCGTTGGAGCGAGACAATGTTGCAGGATATAACTGCTCCTATGTCGCGGTCAATCGCCTTCGCTCATTCGATGAGATTCTTTACATTCTTATGTGTGGTACTGGCGTTGGTTTCAGCGTTGAGCGTAATGAAGTAGATCAACTACCCATCATCGCAGAGGACTTCCACCCATCTGATACAACGATCATCGTTGCAGATTCGAAGATCGGTTGGGCAAAGGCATACAAGGAACTCGTCTCACTTCTTGCAACAGGACAAGTTCCCAAGTGGGATATCAGCAAGGTTCGCAAGGCAGGAGAAAGACTAAAGACATTCGGTGGTCGTGCCTCTGGCCCAGAACCTCTTGTTGAACTATTTGAATTTACAACTGCCACTTTCAAGAAGGCAGCGGGTCGTAGACTTTCCTCTCTAGAGTGTCACGATATCGTTTGTAAGATCGCAGAGATCGTTGTGGTTGGTGGAGTTCGTCGCTCCGCACTCATTTCACTATCATCACTCACCGATGATCGTATGCGTGATGCCAAGTCAGGTGCATGGTGGAATGACAATCCACAACGCGCACTAGCAAACAACTCCGCAGTCTATAACAGTCCAATTGAGATCGGAACATTCATGGAAGAGTGGTTGGCACTCTACAAGTCAAAGAGTGGAGAGCGTGGTATTTTCAACCGCATGGCGGCAAAGAAGACTGTTGCTGCTCTAGGTGATCGCCGCGATCCCAACCACAATTTCGGAACTAACCCATGCAGCGAGATCATTCTTCGTGATCGTGAGTTCTGCAATCTTTCCGAGGTTGTTGTTCGTGCGGATGACACGGAAGAGTCTCTTGCCCGAAAGGTTCGCATCGCTGTGACCCTTGGAACATGGCAATCCACTCTCACCAACTTCCGCTATCTCTCTAGCGATTGGGTAAAGAACTGCGAGGAAGAGCGTCTTCTTGGTGTGTCCCTTACGGGTATCATGGATTGCACTCTTACCAACGGATTGAAAGATGGTCTTCCTTCACTTCTACTCCGTCTCAAGAATCACGCAGTCGAGTACAACAAAGAGACTGCAAAGAAAATTGGAATCAATCCATCTGCTGCAATCACCTGTGTCAAACCATCAGGTACGGTGTCACAGTTAGTCGATGCTGCATCGGGCATCCACCCAAGACACAGCAATTATTACATCCGTACTGTTCGCGCAGATAACAAAGACCCTATCTGCAACTTTATGAAAGACAAGGGATTCTACCACGAACCATGTGTGATGAAACCACATAATGTAACGGTTTTCTCTTTCCCCATGAAGTCTCCCGATGGATGTGTGACAAGAACTGACATATCTGCAATTGAACATCTTGAACTTTGGTTGACATATCAAAAGTACTGGTGTGAGCATAAACCATCCATCACCATCTCTGTAAAGGAGAATGAATGGATGGAAGTCGGTTCGTGGGTTTGGAAGAACCTAGACAAGATTTCAGGTATCTCTTTCCTTCCGTTCTCGGATCATGTGTATAAGCAAGCACCATACCAAGACACGGATGAAGAAACTTACCTTAAGGAATTGGAGAAATTGCCAACAGAAGTTGATTGGGATGAACTCTCCAAGTATGAGCGTGAGGACAACACATCGGGTTCACAAACATATGCCTGTAGTGGTGATAGTTGTGAAATCGTAGACCTCACCAAGTGATGACATTTTCTATTTGAAAGGAGAAATAATGTCAAAGAATTTTGTAAGCAATGTGTGTGAGACTAGTTCGTGCTGCCCTTGTGGGTGGTTGAAGAAGAAGGTGTTTGGACTATCAATGTGTACATGGTTGATTTTCTTCGCAATTCTTCCATACTCTGCAAAGGGAGTTGTGTGGACTGCATCCACCGTCAGCAGTTTGGTTAATAAGGCAACTGGAGTGGTCACACACCGCGAACCACCCGCACCTGTCGTGGAGCGTACTCGTCCCGAGAATGCTCGACCGAGGAAGTAATCAATACTCTTCCATGCCGAGGGGGTGTCCGCAAGGACACCCCCTTTTGCATACATACTTACATGGCAATAGCAGGAATCGACTATTCACTTTGCGGACCTTGTATCTGTATCTTCGAAGGAACCCCGAAGGATTTATTCGGATTGAACAAGTGTTCTTTCTACTTCCTCACAGATACCAAGAAATTAGCAACAGTCTATGACGGTTATATCTTTGGGGAGTTGTTCGACAACTACAACCACGAATGTCAAAGGTATGAAACCATATCAGATTGGGCGGTAGATCATGTTCTTGGTTGTACTGATATCGCAGTAGAAGGTTATGCGTATGGCGCATCAGGAAGAGCGATCTTTCAAATAGCAGAAAACTGCGGACTGTTGAAGTACAAACTATATCAAGCAGGAAAACCTGTAGAAATAGTCACACCATCTGCTGTGAAGAAGTGGGGTTCAGGAAAAGGAAATGCATCGAAGGAAATGATGGTGGATGCATTTGAAAATCAGACGGGAGTTGATCTGATGCGTTTGGTTACACCTGACAAGAAGTCTGTTGGCAATCCTGTGTCTGATATCGCAGACTCATACTTCATTTGCTCTTATCTTCATCAGATTCTTCGTGACCGCGATCAGACTTGAATTCAAACCACGCCCACATCGAAACGACGAGAACCATGAAACCCCAAGCAATTGTTCCCCATATTTTATGATATGGTTCTACTTCATAAGTAAAATTCTGATGAATTGCGTTAGGGTCAATTGGTTTTGAACCTTTTTCATGTTCAAGAAATACTTGACCCGTAGAACAACTTGCAAGAAACATGAGCATTGAAATCAATAAGATGATTATGAATTTCTTCATCTTGTTCTTCCTACTGCTGATCCGAAGTAAAAACCAACGATAGTCACTAGAATCTGACGGTTCTCTTGTGTAAAGAGATAACCCTTGATTGTCTCGTATGTAATCACATCATTTGTACCGAACAATCCAAAGATATCAAGTGGCGCATTTCGTTTCTCTACAACTTCAACAACAGTAGGAATACCAAAGAATGGTAGAATAAACGGAGCAAGGATGGTTCCAAAGAGAACACATAGAACAATGAATCTTCTGACCCACTTTCCTGCATCTACTCCAACTCTTTGAACTGCCTTGTCGTGGGATTCATCTGTCTTTGCTATTGCGTCAATCATTCGATTGAAACGCTCTTGTTCGTTCAGTCTCTTCTCTGCGAGAGACTTAAATATGAATCCTGCGAAACTTCCTCCGACTAGCGAAAGGAACTCGGTTGTTAGAAGACCTTCTAGCATACTACCCCCTATTATGTCTTAGACGACCATCCGTCTGCCTTCTTCGAAGAAAGACCATCTCACCCGTCTCTTCATTTTTCACAACTACAGGTCTGCTAGGATTACGAAGGGAATAGTTTTTGATTTGAACACCTAGATCGGAGTCCTCATCAATATATCTGTTCCAACGCTCTCCTCTGATCTTTCCGTCCTTTAGTTTCTTGAATTCCTCGGACGGAACCATGAAGACCTTTCCCTCGTACTTCTTGAGTTCTCTATGACCTCTTCTGAAAATCTTTCTCTTGAGAGGTTTCTCATATCCGCTGATCCCGCTGAATGATCCTGCGGGTTGAGCGGCAAGACCCCCCGATACATTGGTAATCTCTTCTGAGAAATATCTCTCAAACTCATTGCGATGATTCGCTAGTGTCTGCATGAAGTCTTGAAATTTCTTCATCATATTCTCCTTAGTATCCCTATTACCTTTGTATCCATCGGTATTCTAGTATATTCGTCGTTCTTTGGTAGATAGTTCAGATATACCAAGAATGTCTTGAGAAGGGGTTTAAACCTGTCTTCCATTTTATAGAACAACATCTTCGTCGCAGCGTCTATATCGAAGACATTGTAGAAGATTATGATATGATTCAGAATCAGTCTTTCCTTCAACTCACCTGATGTCTGATATCTACCGAACAGTCTCTTGATGTATTTGATCCTGTTCAAATCTTCTTCGAACTCTCCATGATCTAGACACGATGGATTCTTGTAGTTGTCCATCGCAAACTGGAAGAAAACCTCATCATTGAAATCTGAGTCGGTTTCAAAATACACGATGTTTCTTAATGCTGTTGCCATCTCTTCGCGGCATTCATCTGATAGACTCTTCTGCCAATCTCATCTTCAAAAGACTTCTGAAGAGAGGTTGTTTCGGGGTTTCCCTTCGTTGCAGCATCGAAATGTTTCGATACAATCTTATTGATGTCTTGTGACAGGTGTGGTTGAGAAGATAGGTCTGCTATCTCTTTTGCAGCAGCATCCATGTGTGTTCCAAATTCATCAGGAACTACTGGTTGACCACCGATGATCTCGGTGGCCGCTGCGATTACATTCTTCAGACTGTCTGCTGTGTTATTAAATGGGTTTGGTACTTGTGACATTTGTTCTCCTTTCAAATACCGAAAAAATCATTCGCGATTTCATTCATTTCACCGGGGGTCATTCTCTTGTAACGACGAACAATCTCGTCAGTACCTTCCTCGGGAGGGTTAGTAAAGTCTACTTTCTTTGCTCTCTTCTTGTATCTATCTAAAAATTCTTGAGTTCCTTCAATGGTTGGATCAACTGCCTCGTCTAAAGAAGATGTCTTTATGAACTTCCTTGCAGGATCAACAAGTATTCTATGATCCGTCATAAAAGGAACACCGACAAGAACTGGTGTTGACTTGTTGCTTCTATTGTCTAGACTAAACAACTTCCTGAATTTCTTGTTCAAGAATGTCATAACGAGTTCAATCATGGGTCTTTCTTCTGCGGGTTGACCTGCTCCTTGTTTGATCTTCACCGTTCCCATCAACTTATTTCTAAATCTCTTACCGTTGAAGTGCCAAACAACCATATCACCTTTTATTGTAAAAGAATCCGCATGAAGACAAGTGACAGTACCGTTGCCTGTGTCGAACTTCGCAGTAACATCACCAACTCCTTCGATATTGACAACCTCATGTGTTCCAACCACAGTTGGTGGATGAACCCAGTTGCTCTTCTTAATGATGCTCTTGACAAACTTTCCGATGATGTTCTTTCCCGTTGCCTTTTCGACACCTTCTGATCCGGGCGAAGAATTGACCTCTAGAACATATGGTTTTCCCGTCTTCTTGGATATGGCGATATCTACACCCGCGTAGTAGCATCCAACTGCCTTCGCTGATTTCACAGCGATCTGTTCGATATTCTTATCAATTGATACTTTGGCAACCGAACCACCAAGAGAGTAGTTTGTTCTGAACTCTTTCTTCGTGCTAGAAGTTCTCTTCATTGCAGCGATTACCTTGCCATTCAACACAATAACTCTGAAGTCATAGTTGATGGGAATGAACTCTTGGATGATTAGTTCTTGATCCTTGTCGATCTTTTCAATTGCCTCGACCGAAGATTTCAAAGACTTCTCACTCTCCACGATGAAGACACCTTTGCCCTTCGAACCTCGGATCGTCTTGACCACAACAGGAAACTTACCACCGACCTTCTTGTGAATCTCCATTACCTTTTCGGGTTTGGTGATGAGGGCAGTCTTTGGTGTGGGGATGTTATCATCCAACAATGAAAGATATGTTCGATACTTGTCCGAACAAGTCTCTATTGAATCTCTTGGATTGACCACGAAGAAACCTTCTTTTTCAAAGGAGGTTATGATATTCAGAGTTCCCGATGTCCAGTTAGAACCACGAACAACAATCACCGTGTTCTTGATATCAGCAATAAACTCCTTACCATCTCTGTTTATGATTGTGATGGTTCCATCTTTATTCTTGATGGTATTGCATTCAGGAAAGAATGCAACAAAGCACTCGACATCCATGCGGTCGCATTCTTCCTTTATTCTTCTTGCTGTTATCATGTAATTGTCAGGGTTCTTGGAGTTGAACCCCGAGAACACAACAACCTTGACATCACTTTTCTTGACTACCTCTTGAGGTTCAACTTCTTCTTTGATGCCCATGTTTGCCCTTAGTGTTTTGAAGAGTCTATTAGCGTCTTCTTTTCCGAGACGAGAGGGAACACCCTTTACAAAGGTGTCGTAATCGTTGTTTTCCGCTGCTGCCCGCATCTTGGATGCGCTCATGCCTGTCACATCTGTTGCATCAGGGTCGCGCTCACCTGCGCTAACGACATCAAAATTACTAGGGTCAATACCAAGGGACTTCTTAGGGTCTTTGTGATCCAAATATGGAGTGATTGTTTTCTTAAACTCCGCAACCCTATCTCCACCAACGACTAAGGTTATCTTACTATAACCCTTCTCGCGAAGATGATAAAGTGCATCAAATACAGTATCAACATTTGGGTCGTCTACTATATCAATCTTTGGAAACGACTTCCGTAGAAAATAAATCTTGTCTTTAGATGACAGAGGATTCTTCTTCTTGTCTTGTGTTCTACTAGGGAACACAAAAGCGTCTGCCCCCAATTTCTTAGAGACAGACAAGACCGCCCCAACCAGTTTTTCGTGACCGATTGTGGGTGGTTGAAATCTACCGAATGTAAAGACAGCGGATTTCTCCCTCTGACTTCTCAGTAGAACTTTCTCTTCATATTTCATCTGAGAAAGATTTTTCATATGGTATTACTTCTTTGTTGTGTTGTTCCAAGGCAACTTGGAGTTCACCCATGTCCATAGTGGCGCACCGACGAGCGCACCAAGAACAAAGACGGTGAAACTGTAAAACACAGTTCCAAGTGTGCTTGAGAAAAGCAACTCAAAATTACTTGTATCCATTTATTCTTCCTTCTTTCTTGAACGAGGTTTCTTTTCCTCTTTTGCTTCTACGCTTTCAATCTTCTTATCCGAAGAAGATTGAGGAACTCCACTTTCAACTACAGGTTTTGAGCAGAGTGTTCCATTAAGGCGATCTGCATACTGCTTCGCCTGATACTGTTTCTGATTCAAATTTCTTTGTGCCATGATAATCTCCTTACCTATGTATTTATCCTTTATCCCAGTTCTTCGCTGCATTGAAGTTTGCTCGGGAGAAGGTGAGTCTATCAACTAGTTTGAACGCTCCCTTTCCTATACGATCAATTGCTACGAATCCTTCGGGTGCTGTTACTTCAAATCCGTTGTCCTTCTTCAAGAATAGACCAATAGATTTCACCTGTTCGATCTTTCTTACAATAAACAACTTGACTTCTGATAGTTTAGCATGGATAGCAAAGAGGGCCACAATCGCTTGGGCGTTTGATTTGATATAGTTCACCGCGTCTTCTTTTGCTTTGGTCTTTGATGAAACAGATGCTTGTGTCTTTGCTTTTGAAATCTCGGCATCATATCTCTGCTCCACGAAGTTTAAGAACCCCTTGTAGATAGAATGAGGATCACCGATGTTTCCTGTTCTAACAAGAGAGTTATAGAAAGTCTTTAGTTCGATTTCTATGCTACTCTTGGTCAACATGGTGTCAATGATCTTTAGGTACGCTGTCTTTGATGCCATTCTTGTAAGATCGCCTAGCAACTTCTTTGCAGTTTCGGTTTCTCCTGCGGTGAATGTGGCGACCCCAGACTCATCTCGGAGATAAGCATCTTGGAACCATACATTTGCAGTCTTTTTGAAAGACTTTACATTCACTCCGAAAGATGCTTTTAGTTCGGACATCTTCTTGCCCTTATACTCCGTATGCCACACGACACCGATTTTTGCACGGGCGATCTCTTTGGCAAGATCGCTTTGCACAGGAACAGCATAGGTGATCGTGTTTGGGGTAAAGGTAAGGTATGACTCTGCACCGATCTTCTCGGTCTTGAGGTCATTGGTAAACATCATATCGCCTTGAATCACTCCCTTGATTCCCAGTTCGGGTAGATATTGTAATGCAACTTTTAGTTTGTCTGCAAGACCACCACTATGGTTTGCATCAATATCTGCCATCGTGTAATTGATTTTTGGTTCTTTATTGAATATGCTCTTGCTTCCAACGAAGAACTTGCCGTTCTCAGGATTGATCCCCGCGAAGACGGCGGGTGCGCCATCCCACTTGACGGTGATCCCATAGCGACTCCCTGCGTTCCCCGATAGCATCTCTACGATGGCATCTACGAACTCAATAGCATTGAAAAGACCCTTCGATCCATCATTGATAATCGAATCTTCAAGATGCTCCAAGTGGAGATTTTTCCCACCCTTTTCTTCGATTATGTAGTTGCCGAATCTAATCATTGATTTTACCTCGGAGTGTGCATGAATCCCATAAAAGATTTGCTAAGTATTGACCCGCTTCATGGTCGCTAGGATAGTGCAGGAAGGCATTGAGACGGGACTCCCCACATTCCTCTGCCATATTTAGCAATGC